GCCTGCGTACTTTACTGATTCGCAACAGTCGAGTTTTACGTATTCCAACGCCTTAGACAAAAGGCGCGACCTGGTGGACTTCGCTTTTAGAAATTACATGTCCATAATCGAACAACGCCTTTCATTTGCTGATTTTACACCAGCGGGCAACAAAGTCATGTTTGATCTTGACGATTTCCTTCGTGGCAATCCTTACGAACGCGCGCAGGTCTATGAAATTTTGAATCGTATCGGCGCAATGTCGATCGAAGAAATACGCGAGGAAGAAGACATGCTGCTATGAAAAAACTGATCACACCAATTGCAATCACGGCTGCTGATTCAAACAGTCGCACAATCACAGGTCGCATTGTCACATTTGAAGAAACTGGCAACGCTTCAATAGGTAAAGTGCAGTTTGCGAAAAATTCAATTGAAGCGACCCCGGTGCTGCTTAATCTTGAACACGACCGCACACGTCGAATTGGCAAAACACTTTCAATTCAATCAAACGACCAGGGCATTGACGCAACATTCAAAATTGCTGAAACAACTGCGGGAAATGACGCACTGGTTGAAGCAGCTGAAGGTTTGCGTGACGGTTTCAGCGTTGAAGTTTATTTTGACGAATACGAAACATTGAAAGACGGAACAGTGCGAATTTTGAAGGGTGAAATGACTGGTGTTGCATTAACGTCAGAACCTGCCATTCGATCAGCCCGCGTTGCAGAAGTAGCAGCGACAGAAGGCGAAACAGAAATTTCAGATTCGACAATCGAACCTGAAGCACAACCAACAGAAGGAGAAGACGAAGTGGAAGACACCGTCAAAGACGCTTCAACCGCCGAAACGGTAGAAGCCGCCCAGTCAGTAACCGCAAACGTAAATGCTGCGGTCGGTGGTTGGACAACTAAGCCACGCTTAGAGTTCACCGCCGCTAAGTACCTAGAAAACACAATCCGCGCTTCATTGGGTGACGAGAATGCTCGTCAGTACGTTGCAGCAGCAGACGACACAACAGACAACGCAGGTTTAGTTCCTACACGTCAGTTGACTGAAGTAATCAATGGACTAGCAAACACGACAAGAAGTGCCGTGGACGCGATCAGCCGTGGGGTCTTGCCTGACGCTGGCATGTCTTTTGAAATTCCAAAGATCACAACAATGCCAACAGTGGCAGAAACTGCCGAAGCAGGCACACCTTCAGAAACTGATCAGGCTTCAAGTTTCCTTTCAGTATCCGTCAAGAAGTACGCAGGACAACAGACATTTTCCGTTGAATTGCTTGACCGTACTTCACCGCTATTTTTCAATGAGTTATTGACAAACATGTCAGCAGCGTACGCAAAAGCAACAGACCTAGCCGTCTACACTGCACTTGCAAGCGGTGCAACAGCCGACGCAACAACACTGACAACATACCCAACCGCAGCTGAATTGCTTGGTTTTGTTTCACGCGGTGCTGCTTCAGTTTATTCAAACACACAGGGATTTGCGCGCAACATTCTTGCGAACACTTCACAATGGGCAAACCTAATGACATTGAACGATTCAGGTCGTCCAATCTACATGGCTGCACAACCTTCAAACGCGGGTGGTTCAGTTCGTCCAGATTCAATTCGTGGAAACGTTGCTGGACTTGATCTTTACGTCACTGCAAACGTACCGTCAGCAAATGACACTGACAAAGATGATTCAATGCTGATCATCAACCCAACTGCATACACATGGTATGAATCACCAACGTATCGCCTACGCGCGGACGTTATTGCTTCAGGTCAGGTTTCAGTTTCAGTTTACGGATACGGTGCAATTGCAACGAAAATCGGTGCAGGCGCATTCGGTATTAACAAGACCTGATAACTAACCCCCACTAATCATGCGGCGGGTTCTCCCGATCTCGCCGCAGCCGATCGAAAGGAAACGGACATGCCAGTCATTGTCACTGCAAGCCAATTGCGCACGGTGCTTGGCGTGTCCGTTTCACTTTATTCAGACAGTTACCTGGACGAAATCATCAACACCGCTGAAGCCGTGATTTTGCCTATGCTCGTTGCAAACACTTCAGCCGTTAACGCGTACAAATTAGAATCAAACACTGCTTATTTTTACACCGCACGCGAACACCATTTTGTTGCTGGTCAGTCAGTCATTGTTGCTGGTTTGCCTGCGCCGTTTACTGCAACACATACGGTTGTTACAGTTACGCCTTATTCATTCACCGCTGCATTGACTTCATCAAATGTCACATTGCGCGACATAATCCCGACGGGCACTGCAACACTTTCAGGCTATTCGGCAGCTGATCTATACGCAAACACCCCAGCAATTGAATCTGCAATTCTCGCGGTTTCAGTTGAAGTCTTTCAATCACGCGTTGCCGCAGGTGGACAGATCGAGGGCGTAGATTTTGCTTCAACGCCTTATCGAATGGGTCGAAGCCTGACCAACCGCGTGTCCACGTTGCTTATGCCTTACCTGGACGTTGAAACGGTCGTTCAATAAGTGCCAGCCAACGCCGTATCCGAAACCCGTGCAGCCCTAGCAAACGCCTTCAGCGCGCTATCTGCCAACGTGTACCCAAGCGTTCCCGAAGCACCAATTCCACCCGCAATCGTGGTCGTACCCGATTCGCCTTACATGGAAGTTGTGTTGATCGGTAAATCAAAAACACAGGTCAAAATCAATTTTGCAATCACCGCAATTGTTGCTTCAAATAGCAATGCAGGTTCATTAGATAACCTAGAAAAACTAATCATAGGAATTCTCGCGGCAATGCCCGCGGGATACGTTGTTGGCGTTGTTGAAAAGCCGACAGTCTTGGAAGTGGGTCAAAGTCCAATGCTGGTGGCAGACATAAACGTTTCGACGTACTACACACAAACAACATAGGGGACAAAATGCCAACGACAATCATAACTGGTCGCGATTTAGTCGTGACCATTGCAACCGTTAACTACGACGCGCAGGCGACCAGCGCAACACTTGCGAATTCACCGACCGTCGAGACATACCAAACACTAGACGGCAAGGCTTACAAGCACATTGACGACCAGTGGACTTTTGATCTTTCAATGCTTGCAGACTGGGGCGCGTCAGGTTCATTATGCGAAGCACTATGGACTGCATGCGAATCAGCACCAAACACAACATTGGCAGTTTCAATGACTGCGGTGACTGGTGCAGTGTTTGCATTCAACGTCATGCCAGTATTTCCAGCAGTCGGCGGGTCAGCACCTGACGCGCAGACAGTTGATCTATCATTTATCGTAGTTGGAACACCAACTGAAACGTTCAGTTAAAATCTACTAATCGGGAGACAAAATGAAACTGCCAATCACAATTGAATACAACGACGGCACTCAAATGACCTACACGGCACAACCGCCTGAATGGGTCAAATGGGAAAAGCAATCGGGTCACACCATTGCCCAGGCGCAGGAAAAGATCGGAATTTCCGACTTGGTATTCCTTGCTTATCACGCAATGAAACGCGAAGCAGCTGGGAAGCCAGTCAAGCCAATCGAAGCATGGACTGAGACAATTGCCGAAGTTATAGTCGGTGAAGCAAACCCAAAAGTTACGCAGTCGGAAGCCTAAGTCGAATCGTTTGGGAAGTAGCCCTGGCAACGGGGCTACCGCCCAGCGAATTTGAAAATGCCGAAGACATTTTGACGATACTGGAGATTTTGGAAAGGCGGGCAAATGGCAACTGAAGCGATCAGTTATGACAAAGCCGAATTGCGCGCCATTGTCAGATCGTTCAAAGCAATGGACGAGGAAGCAATCCAGCAGGCAAAAGAAGCCACAAGCGAATTGGCGACATGGGTTCGTAGCAAAATTGTTGACGCTGCAGGGCGTACAAATAACCGTTTGGACAATCGTGTTGCCGAAGGTTCGAAGGTTTCCAAATCATCAAAAATTGGTGAAATCAGTTTTGGTTTTGCAGGTCAAAAACTAAGCGGCGGCGGTACAACCCAACAACTATGGGGCGGTGCTGAATTTGGTTCAAACCGCTTAAAGCAATTTCCAGTTTGGTCAGGTCGTGAAGGTCGCGGGTCACGCGGTTGGTTTATCTATCCGACACTTCGAAGCGTGCAGCCTGACATTGTAAAAAAGTGGGAAGAATCGTTTTCAACAATAGTAAAGGGGTTTGACTAATGGCTGGCAGTCGTACCCTTAAACTTTCCATTCTTGGCGACGTTGACAATCTCAACAAATCGCTGAAAACCGCGTCAGATGATGTTGATTCATTTGGCGATAAGGTCGGCAAGGCTGGCAAAGCAATTGGTGTGGCATTTGCCGCAGCCGCTGCCGCTGCTGGTGCTTACGCAATTAAAATCGGGGTTGAAGGCGTCAAAGCCGCCATTGAAGATGAAAAAGCACAAACACAATTGGCATTGGCGTTGGAAAATGCCACAGGCGCAACCCAGGGACAAATTGCAGCCACTGAAAAATCAATTCTTCAAATGTCACTTGCCACTGGTGTGGCTGACGATCAATTGCGTCCAGCGTTGCAACGTTTGGCGTTGTCCACAGGCGACACACAAAAAGCACAGGATTTGCTTTCAGTCGCATTGGACGTTAGCACGGCAACAGGCAAACCCTTGGAAACGGTTGCAAACGCATTGGGCAAGGCTTATGACGGTAATACCGCTGCATTAGGCAAATTAGGCATTGGAATTTCAGCTGCTGAATTAAAGACAATGGACTTTACGGAAGTTCAAGGAAAACTTACAGATTTATTTGGTGGGGCTGCTGCTGCAAACGCTGAAACTTATTCAGGACGTATCGCACGCATGCAGGTTGCCTTCGACGAAGCAAAAGAAACAATTGGTTTTGCC